CCGTCGCCAGCCTGATAGCGTGCGATCCCCTGAGAGACGTTCGCGGATCGACCGCACGGGCCGCGAGCGAGGTAGCCACTTGGCTCGACGCGCTCGAACACGCACATAAGGCTCCTCGCACCGTCTATCAGTACGGCCTCACGGGGTGTAGGTAGCCCCCCTCTACGGTGGGTGTAGTGGAACTGACCGCACCCATCGAGCACACCGAGCGCCCCGTGCTGGACACCTTCGTGGCCGCCGCGGAGGCCTTCGGCGTGCCGCCGGGACCGGAGCGGCTGGCCGCCTTCGCGCGGCTGCCCGAGCCGCTCCAGGAGCGCGCGCTGGACGAGTTCGCCGACCACCCGGTGGCGGTCGAGGAGGCGGGGCCGCGTGACTGACGGCCGCCCTACGCTGGACGAGTACCGCCGCGAGCGGGCCGCCAAGCTGGAGCGCCAGGTCGAGCACCTCGACGCCGAGCGGAAGCGCCTTGAGCGCCTCCTCGCGGGCGCGCTCCGGGTCGCGGTCGGCCAGTCCGGCGTCTCCCCCACCGAGCTGCTCCAGGTCATCGCCGAGCTGGAGGGCATCGACCTAAACCGGCCCGCGTGGGTGGTCGAGCGCGAGCGCGTCGAGGCCGTGAACTGCATCCGCCAGATCACCGAGGCGGTCATCGCCAGGCACGGGGTGGCCGCGTGACGGCGATCCCCTTCCGGCCGGACGTGGTGGTTGGCGATCCCGTCGCCACCAGCAACGGCCGCGGCCGCGCCTTCGACGTGTCGCGGGCCGTGGACGGGGCCACGTTCGTGGACTCCGTGCCCGACCGCATCCCGGCCGCGTGGGGCGAGCCGGGCGGCGCGGTCGCCTGGGCCAACGGCGAGGGCCTGATGCTGGTCGGCCCCGAGGGGGTCGGCAAGAGCACGCTGGCCCAGCAGCTCGTCCTCGCCCGCCTCGGACTCCGCCAGCAGGTGCTCGGCATGACGGTCGCCCCGGCCGCGGGCAGGGTGCTCTACATCGCCGCCGACCGCCCCCGCCAGGCCGCCTCGTCGCTCCGGCGGATGGTCACCCCGGCCGACCGCGACACGCTGCGCGAGCGCCTGGTCGTGTGGCAGGGGCCGCTCCCGTTCGACCTGGCCACCGAGCCGAGGGCGCTCGCCGAGTTCGTCGCCAGCTTCGAGGGCGTGACCGACGTGTTCATCGACTCGCTCAAGGACGTGGCCGCCGACCTGGTGAAGGACGACGTGGGCAGCCGCTGCAACATCGCCTTCCAGGAGCTGGTGGCGTCCGGCGTCGAGCTGTGCGTCCTGCACCACCAGCGCAAGGCGAGCAGCGAGGGGGCCAAGCCCCGCTCGCTCGCCGACGTGTACGGGAGCCGCTGGCTGACGGCGGGCATGGGCAGCGTCGTCCTGCTGTGGGGCGAGCCGGGCGACCTGGTGGTGGAGCTGCGGCACCTCAAGCAGCCCGCCGAGGAGGTCGGCCCGCTCAGCGTCCAGCACGACCACGCGACCGGCAGCTCCACCGTGCGCGGCGAGGCCACGCTGGCCGACGCGCTCGCCCAGCCCGGCGGGGTCACGGCGAGGGACGCCGCCTGCCGGATGTTCGACACCGAGCACCCCACGCCCAACGAGACGGAGAAGGCGCGCCGCCGCCTCAACAGCCTCGTGAGCCGGGGTGACGCCGACAGCGTGAAGGACCCCGAGACGGGGGTCGTCCGCTACTCCGCGAGGGCCGGTTCGTGACCACCCCCGGAAAGGCGAGCGTGGGGCACCGTGGGGCTAGCGTGGGGTTCGCCCACGCCCCACGCGAGGCCCACGCGACCCCACGGTTTGGCTCAACCACCGCCCACGGAGCACCCCACGGTGCCCCACGGGGCCAGGTGGCCCACGTTCCCCCTTATAGAAAGGGGGGAAACGTGGGGCCTGCGCCCACGAGCGAGGAGGCCGAGGAGCTCCGGCTCTGGCTGCTCGTCACGGCACCCGAGCCGGTCGCCCTGACGCACGAGGAGCACGCAACCCTGCTCGTTCCGCCCGGAACCTACGAGGTTCGCCGAGCGCGGGAGTACACGCCCGAGGCCATTCGGAGCGTGGCCGACTGATGATTCGGAAGCTCACCCCCGAGCAGGAAGCGGCGCTCCCGCGCTACCGCGACGAGTGGCTCGCCATCGGACTTGCCACGGGGCCGGTGGATCATGACGCCGCACGAGAGGCGGCTGCGCTCGCCTACCGGGCGGGGGGCCTGGAACCGCCCGGTATCTACATCGCGCTCGACTCACCGCTGCAGGGCGCAATAGGCGCTGCGCAACTGGCCCAGGTCTGGGATCAGGCTCAGGTCGGGGCTCCGGTCAGGGCTCAGGTCTGGGATCAGGTCTTGGCTCAGGTCGGGGATCAGGTCTGGGATCAGGTCGAGGATCAGGTCGAGGATCAGGTCGAGGATCAGGTCGAGGATCAGGTCTGGGATCAGGTCTGGGATCAGGTCTGGGATCAGGTCTGGGATCAGGTCTGGGCTCAGATCAGGGCTCCGGTCTGGGATCAGGTCGGAGATCACGTCTGGCGTTGCGGCTATGGATCTCATGACGCCGCCTGGCTCGGCTTCTACCGCTTCTTCCACGAGCAGGGAATCGTCACTCTGCCCCAGCTAGAGGGGCTGTGGCGGCTTACCGCCTGCGGCTGGTGGTGGCCGTTCAAGAACGCCGTCATCGTCACCGAGCGCCCCTCGGAGCTGCACCGTGACGCGGAAGGCCGCCTGCACCACGAATCCCGAGCGGCGATCTCCTACCCCGACGGCTGGGGTGTTCACGCCTGGCACGGAGTGCGGGTGCCGGCGCAGGTAATCGAGGCTCCCGAGACGCTCACCGCCGAGACGATCCTCGCCGAGCAGAACACCGAGGTCCGGCGGGTGATGATCGAGCGCTTCGGGCAGGGCCGGTTGCTGGAGGAGGCCAACGCCGAGCGCGTCGCCCACGACGACTTCGGCGAGCTGTATCGGCTGCCGCTTCCCGGCGACGAGCCGATCGTGATGGTGCGTCTCGTCTGCCCCTCGACGGGGCACGTCTACTTCGAGCGGGTGCCCCCGGACATGAAGCGCCCGCGGCAGGCGCTTGCCTGGCGGGCGCAGGTGACGGAGGCCGAGTACGTGCTGGCGGGGGAGGCATGATGGTCGTCTTCTTCTTCTACGTCTCAGCCATCGCGCTCCTCTTTGCCGCCTGCGCGGCGCTGGCCGACTTCCTCGGCTGGCTGCATCCGGAATGGATGGAGGAGGAGCGATGAGAGGATCAGTGTGCGGCCCGTCGAGCTTCCATCCCTACGAGTGCGACGGGCCGGGGAAGTGCCCGCACTGTGATCGGCGCGAGCAGCCGAACCATGACCCGGCTACCTGCGCTCTCTGCGACCCCGAGTACGACTACGCGCCTGGGCGCAGGATCGAGAACGGGCGGCTGCTTCATCGTCGGCTCGTTCGAGATGAGGGAGCGGGGTCGGCGTGAGCGACAACCAGTGCGCCGTCTGCTTCGACCACGGCGACTCGTCGGGGGCAGGGCCGCTGCTCGCCATTCATCAAGGCTGCTTAGAGGAGCTGGAGCGCGAGCGTGAGAACTGGCACCTAGAAGCGGACGCCTACAACCGGGAGATACGTCGTGCCAACGACGCCTCCGCGCGGCTCGAGGCTGTCGAGGAGCGACTTCGTCGCGAGATCGAGCGCCGCGCTGAGGTCGAAGCGCGCATGGACAAGTTGCTCGCGTTGGAGCAGCTTGTCGTCCAAGGTGACGCCGAAGAGTCACCGAAGCCATCGGAGGAGAAGGCGGCATCTACAAGCTAGTGACGGTCTGCCTCGTCCTCTGTCTCTCTGCTGTACCCGCCTCGGCGGGAGGTTCGGGCGCACCCGAGAACACGTCGCGCATGACAGGTGGGGCTGATCTCCCAGAGTCCTCTGCGCTTACCCGGCTGCGGCCTCGCCATAGCCTAAGCATTGTTGCCGGGGACACGAGCCAGGTGCAGGCGAGCGGCTCGCTGATCACGAGCTCGGCGCCTGGCTCTAACTGTCAGTCCGCGCATCGCGCGATCCGTTACTACCACGCCTCCTGGCACCGGAGCCTCGCGGCGATGGAGGCGCTGCGCCCGCACGGAGCGCACGATCCCGGCCGCAAGTGCGGCTGGGCGCGGGTGCTCGCTCACCGCTGGCAGGCTCGAGCGCGAGCGGCGCGCAAGGCGGTGAAGGCGTGGTGGGTGTTCCACTACGCTTGGTGGCGCTGGCTGCCGGCGAAGCATCGTCGGGTGGCCGAGTGCGAGACGGGGCACCAGGGCGGCACCGGGCCCGGCGGCTCCCGCTTCGACTGGGACTCGGGCACCTACGTCTCGGCCTGGGGCATCTACCGCCCCGCTTACGACGACGACGCGCACCGGGTGGGCAACCTCGGCTGGGACGAGACGCGCCGCAAGCTCGGGCGCTATCCGACTCCGCGCGAGCAGTTCCAGGCCGTCGAGTCGCACCGGGCCGCTCATGGCGGGTGGAGCGGTTGGGGATGCGCCGGTGCCTGAGCCGTACCTCTCTGACCTCGATGTGACGCTCTACCAGGGCGACTGTCTCGAGGTGCTGCGCGAGCTACCGGACGACGCAGCGGATGCTTGTGTGACGAGCCCGCCCTACCTCGATGCTCGGCCCGACTATCCGTCGCCATCGCTGGCGGTCTTCGAGGAGATCTTTCGCGAACTCAGGCGCGTCGTGGCCGGTCCTCTCCTACTCAATGTCGGGCGCATTTGGCGAGGCGGCGAGGAGCGGCTGTGGTGGATGGACCTACTCACTCGTGCCGAATGGGCGGACTGGGGGCTGCGCGACACGCTTGTGTGGGTGAAGCCGAACGCAAACCCGATCCACGGTGAGGTTCTGGCATCGAGCCACGAGTACGTCTTCCTGCTCGGAGAGGGGTTCCATCCTGACAACGTGCGAACCGATTACGCCGCCGGCTCGCTCGCAAGGTTCTCCCGACGTTGGCGCAATGGCTCAGGAGTGAAAGGTGACTACCGTGAGCAGGATGGGCGTGAGCCGAACGACCTCGGTGCCCGCCCGAGATCATTCGTCGTCGGCTATGTCGGTCGCGACAAGGGCAACCCGCATCCGGCGCCGATGCCGGCGACACTTGCGGAGCACCTCGTCCGACTCGCTTCGGAACCGGGAGGAACGGTCCTCGATCCCTTCGGCGGCTCGGGGACGACGGCGCTCGTCGCACGCAAGCTCGGGCGCAAGGCCGTCCTCATCGAACTGAATGCCGACTACTGCAAGCTCGCGGCCGACCGGCTGGCGCAGCAATCCCTCCTCGCGGTGGACGCATGACCGCCACCGACCCCATCGCCGCGCTGCGGGAGATCGTGGAGCACATCCGTCGCGAGTTTCGGCCGCACCAGATGATCGAGGCCGGGTACTACGACGACCGAGCCTACATCGCCCGGACGGAGCATGTGGAGGAGGGCTGCGTCCGTTGTTCTTTGGATGCCCAGCTAGACACCCTCGCCGCCCTCGTCATCGAGATGGGGGAGGCGCTGACCGAGGCGCGGCCCTACGTGTTCAACCGAACGCAGGAAGCAGACTGGCGAGGCGAGACGGCCCGAGACGTGATGGGTCGAGTCGACGCCGCTCTCGAGCGGCTTAGGGAGGTGAGTCCGTGACCGCTGAGTGTAATGACAACAGCATGACGGATACAAGGTCTCTCTTGATTTGTATGACAAATACATACACGTGGGATCGTGGATCGCGGCGACGGGGCCGGACGTGTGGTGGGCTGATCGCGCCCGCGCCGCCCTCGCGCGGCTTACGGAGGTGAGTCCTTGACTTCCGACGACGCTCTTCGCAACGACTTCGCGCTGCTCAGGCTCTACCTCTTGAACACGTCGTGGCTCCCGAAGGGGGAGAACGGGTTGCTGGCGACCCTAGACCGGATCGAGGCGCGGGTGCGGAAGTTGGAGCGCCACCACCGCCGGAACGAGTCGAAGCAGCAGCGGGCCAGGGCCGACGCCGCGGAGGAGCGGCTGGCTCAGGCGCTGGAGATCCTGAGGGAGATCGAGGAGAGCGCCGACCCCTGGTGCGAGGGGCACTGCGGAGACACCGCCCGCGACGCACTCACCAGGCTGGGCGAGACGAAGGAGGCGGCGTGAGCATCCGACCCGACGATCTCGGAGGCCGCGACTTCGACCCTGACCCGACAGCCGTTGGCCCGGAGTTGGAGCCACCCGACGACTTCGCCGTTGTGCGGGAGGCGCTCGACGACCTCTACCACTACACCGGCCAGATCGCTCGGAGGGGCGGGAGGTCGGAGGTTCACTCAGAGGGGTGGGCCGCCCTCAGCCGCATCGAGGCGCGGGTGCGGAAGTTGGAGCGAATCGAAATGCGCCAGGAGAGGGAGGGCTAGATGGGATTCTACCGGAAGAAGCCCGTCGTCATCGAGGCGGTGCAGTACCTCCCGGGCGAGACGTGCGATGAGGTAGCCGCGCTCATGGGCTGCTCGCACGACGAGATGGACTGCGGCGCAGAGGCAGAGTGGATCATCCCGACCCTTGAGGGCGATCTTCACGCCTCTCCTGGCGACTGGATCATCAGGGGCGTCCAGGGCGAGTTCTACCCTTGCAAGCCGGACATCTTCGCCGCGACCTACGAGCCTGTCGAGACGAAGGAGGGCTGATAATGCGCCTTGTCGAGACATGCAGCTGCGGGGCGAGCCTCGAACTGATCTGGACAGAGCCGAGTTCCGAGTATTCCTACGGGGGGAAGCGCGAGTCCAAGCGAGCGGTTGAGGAGCTACGAGCGTTCCGCATGGCTCACTCGCCGTGTCTCCCGGCGCAGCCTGCCGTCGAGACGAAGGAGGAGGAGTGAGCGACGATCCCGCCTTCCGCCCGGAGACGCTATCCACCTGGGAGCCACCCGACGACTTCGCCGTTGTGCGGGAGGCGCTGTACCAGCTACCGCTGGTACATCAGTCGGGCTCGCAGCCGGCCCTCAACCGCATCGAGTGGCGGATGCGGAAGTTGGCGCGCGAGCGCGACGAAGCCCTCCGCGCCGAGGACGTGGCAGAGCGGCACCGGGAGGCCGCTGAGGCCCGCTTGGAGCGGATCGAGGCGGCGGCGATAGCGCTTCGGGATGCCGAGTACGACCACGGCCTCGGTTCGGCACATCCCGACCAGGACGCCGTGGATGCCGCGGAGGAAGCGTTCTGGGGCCTGATCCCGGACGAGACGAAGGAGGAGGAATGAGCAGCATCTTTGAATACGGGATTGGCTACGTTGAGGACCTCTCGGCTTTCAACGCAGTCGCCGGCCCCGCGCGGGCGGCAGGTCTCAAGGGGCTCGCCGTAAAGTTGCAGGACTCGAACGGCAACCCTTTCTGCGAGTCGAACGCGGCTTGGCTCGAGGCGCGCGCCTCCGAGCTCCGCGGGCAGGGCTTCTCGCTCGGTGTCTGGTCGTGTCCACGCTCTACCCCAGTAGCCGCCGCCAAGGCCGTGAGCGCCCTCTACAAGCGCTTCTCGCTCTCCTTCTGCGTGTTCGAGACCGAGTGGGAGTACAAGACCGACGGCGGAATGGTGGACGTCGCAACACTCGTCGCAGCCTGGCGCAAGCTCCGGCCGAAGGCCTATACGGGCTTCGCCACGACCGGGGAGCCTCCGACGACGTTCAACCATGCGGCCGTCATCGCCGACAGGCACTCGTTCCTCTGCCCCGAGAACTACTGGCTCCAGTCGAGCGCGTATGACGTTCGTCGCTCGCTCGCGCAAGCGGACCGGCTCGGCTGGCCGCCCGAGCGGGTAAAGCCGACGCTCACGGGAGTCGAGGGACACGATCTCTCCGAGGCCCTGGTGCGGATGTACCGCGCGGGGCGAGGGTGCGGGCACGGCTGGAACCTCGGCTACCTGCTCTGGCGCGCCGACATGCTGACCCCCGCGCAGTACGAGGCCCTAGGAGTGGCTGACACTCTCGCGCTGCGCTGATGCCTCAGCCTCCGGGGACTCGTCGCAGCCGCGCATCCCGGCGCAAGGGCGCCCGGGGCGAGCTCGAGGTGGCGGGCGTCTTCCGCGCGCACGGCTTCGACGCTCGCCGGACCCCGAACAGCGGGGGGCTCTCCTGGCGCGGGGACGTCCAGGGCGTGCCGGGGTACGTGCTCGAGGTCAAGCGCTGCGAGCGTCTGACTCTGCCGGCGTGGCTGGATCAAGCCTACGGGGCTGCGAGCAGCGGGGAGGTGCCGGTGGTCGTCTTTCGGCAGTCGGCGTCTGGGACGGGTCGGGACGGGTCACCGCGGGGACGCTGGCACGCGGTTATCCCGCTCGAAGAGCTGGCGCGGCTCGTCGCTCGTGACTCGTCGCATCCTCGCGACGACGAGCAGCCCAGCTCGGCGGCCGGGCTGCTCGGGTGCGGGGTATGACGGGCGGCGCGGGTCTAGCGCGGGGGCGCCTCGTCGCTCGAGGTGAACACGCGGCACGGTATCCAGGCGTTCACGCCGTTGTGCGCCCGTCGGTCGCCGTGGTGGAAGAACCAGACGAGTCCCGGCTTCTCGCCTGTGAGAGACAGGGTCTCCCGCCTGACGCACGGTTCGAGCGAACCGCTCATGTCGCAGTAACCGGACTCTCCGAGGTAAAACGAGCCGGCGTCCGCGGCCGTCGTCGTCTGGAGCCCGTACTCCTCCCAGTCGTGGGCGAACCTGCGCATCTCGCCGTTACCGAACACGACGTAATCACCGACTCGGGGACCGGGTCGTGCCTGCCAGGCCTGGGACCGGGCCCGGAGGATGTCGCAGTCTCGCTCGTCGAGCGCGAAAGCGTGCGGCACGAGCACCGTCTTTCCTGTGACGGGGTCGAGCCAGACAGTGTGTGTCTTCGTGCGGTAGTCGGGGTGGGCTGTGGTCGTCATCGTTCATTCCTCCTATCGGTTGCAACCTTCGCCCGGCCAGCAGTAACGGGCACCGGTCGTCCGGCTGTGGACCCAGTGCCGGCCGCTGAGCTCGCGTCCGCACTGGGCGCACCGGTACCGCCGGCGGGCGCACTCCTCGAGCTGCTCGCGGGCTGCCTGCTCGACGGCGTCTCGCTCGAACGCGAGCGGGGCGGGCTTCACAGGGGCCGCAAGCCCCTCGAGGCTCCGTTGTTCGCCGGCGACGCCGATTCGGAGTTGCCCCGAAGACTCGGTCTCGATCGCGTCTTGGTAGGTGGTCATGTCTACTACCTCCTGTCGGTTCAACCTTCGCCCGGGCCGAGGTGCGTGTACTACCTGGCACCCTGCCGTTTGCCGAAGGGGTCTCCGGAGGGCGTACCGTGGATGGGGCAGGCGCGAGCGCCGCAGTCCTTCGATGGGTGGTTCCCGTACAGACACTTCACGGTTGTGTTCTCCCTTCCGCGGTCCCACGCCTCGACGAGACGCGGGTCGCGTGAGCGGATGACGGCCTGCAGCAGGAGCCGGGTTCGCTCGGACACTTCTCCGCGCTCGGCCACTTCCTTCTCCGCACGCCTGCCGCCCCAGTACGCAAGCTCTTCGGTCGGGATGTACATGGGTTCCTCCTTCGTTGGTGGTACCGCTCATAGTGCCACAGTGTCAACCCGGTGTCAAGTAGGCTGCACAGGATGAGCGCGAACGGTCGCAACGAGGAGTGGATCAGCGTCGTCGGCTGGCGCAGGTTCCAGCACTACGATCCGTCCAAGCGCCGGCCGGCGTGGATCAAGCTCTATCTCGACCTGCTCCAGAAGGACGAGTACCTGGAGCTCTCGGAGCACCGGGCGCTACTTATCCACAGGCTGTGGATAACTTACGCCGCAAGCGGCTGTCGATTGCTCCTCGATACCGCGTCGATCTCGCGTCGAACGGGTCTCAGGGTCACGAGGGCTGACATTGAAGCGCTCTGTAATGCGGGTTTCCTGGCAATTGTTGCTAGCAGCGCGCTAGCGGAGGGCTATCAGGATGCTAGCCCTAGAGAAAGAGATATAGATATATCTCTCTTGAAGGAAGGTACGCCGCGCGTGCGCGCGCGTAGAGGTGAACTTCAAGACCTAGGGTTAGAGAAGGGTTCGGGGAAGGGCGAGGGCTGGGTCGATGACTTGAGCTCGTACACCGGCTGCCGGCTCGTTCGCGGCACGCATGGCTCGGCGTACGTGTTCGACGTGCTGGGGCGAGACAAGCCGCCGGCCGACTGGGCGCACGGGAAGCCGACGAGGGAGGCGGTGGCAACGGCGTTGAGGATGCGGGGATGAGGTCGGCGGTGTGGTCCGCATGAAGCCGCTCGGGCGCCGGGAGCGTGCGGTCATCGTGGCCACCCTGCTCGTGCAGGCGCGGACCGGCCGAATGCCGAGCTGGGGGGGAGCTCGAGCGGGCGCTCCACGCGTCGCGTCCCGGAGACACGCACGACCTTGAGCGTCGCCCACCCGCGGAGCTTTCCGACGAGCGACCGGCATCTAATCCGGCTTCAATGCCGGGAGATTTGGCTTAGTTGAGCGGAAAGGAGCAGTTGATGGCACGGATGAGCGGGTTTGTGACAGGTTCCGCGGTCATCGAGGCCGGCCCGGGCGCGGCCGAACCCCCCTCCCCCCCGGCGCATCGCAGCGCGCGGGTCCCTCCTCAATCCCACCCACATGCTGACCCCTGCGACTTCCAACCTGCCACCGAGTCACCACATCGACGCTACGCCCCCTCAGTGGCGCCCTCTGGCCACGAAACGCCCCACCCTGACACTTTCCCCACCCCGGCTCTCGCAGGCCCTCAGAACGCCGTACAGCGCGTTTCGGGCACCACCGAGTTCGTCGCCACCCTCCTGCACCACTACCGCGACGTGCTCGAGGGCATCCCCGACGGCGAGCACAACCGCTCGGACGACCTGCTCGCGCTCATGTGCCGAGCCTGGAACCATCCCTCCTACCAGCGCCTGGAGACGCTGCTCGCGGAGATGCCGGGGTCCCTGCGGGCGGCCGTTCGGGTCCGCTTCGAGCGCTACTCGGAGGTCAGGGTCGCCTGGTGCCGCAAGTGCGGGCAGCATCCGGCCTGGCACGTCGGGCGGGTTCACTCGCATCCGCCGGGGCGCTCGGTCGTCCTGCGGCCGAGGGTGGTCAGGGTCATGCACCCGTCGGACTCGCCGCAGCGGGTGGCTCTCGCGCTCGAGTGGCTGGCCGGGAACTGGCGCCGGCCGCTGGACCTGCCGAAGGCGATCCTGGAGATAGAGTCGGAGCGGAAGCTGCGGGAGGCGGCATGATCGCCGGGGTCCGTCCGAACGGGCGGCTACCCTGCCGGGCCGTAGGTCTAGTGGTGCGCCTTCATGGCCTCCAGGCCTCCCGATCCAGGATGGGGAGAGGCCTCCCCGGCAAGGAGTAGGAGTTGATCGTTCCCCGTCAGGCTGCAGTCAAGACGCCCGTGCCCGCCGTCACCTATACGCCGAACGGCATCCCCCGGCAGCCGGGCTTCTTCAACCCCACCAACCCCTACGACACCGGGCGCCACGGCGAGAAGAACCGCGAGCTGAACGGCGGTCGCGGGGGCAAGATGGAATGGTGGGACTACGATCGCGGGATGCCCAAGCCGGGCGTCGCGCTGGGCGCAGACGGCCTCTACCGCGGCCCCGGCGGCGGCGGCGGTGGTGGTGGTGGGAGCTCGCGCCCCCTCGTTCCCGGCTTCGGGTACCTGCCCATGATGGGGCGGGTCCCTCCGTTCGTGCTCGACCTGGCCCGCCAGCTCGTCGCCCGCTCGTCGGCTGCTCCAGGGGCTTCCCCGGTGCCCGCTCCCGGGCCTCCCTCGGCGCCCGACTACGGCCCCGGCGAGCCCGGGTTCGTGGCTCCCTCGGCCGCCGACTGGGTGCGCCAGCCGGGCTTCTACGACGAGGGCGACACGGTGCTTCCGGGCCCCGAGGAGCCGAAGCACCCGGTTCCGCACCCGGAGTCGCTGCTCGCGCTGCTCAAGATTGCGGCGGCGGCGAGCCGGCCGCTGGGGCACGCCTAGACGGGAATGCCTCCGAGCAGACGAAGCCCCTCACGCAAGCCGGCGCCGGAGCCACCGGAGGAGAAGGTCCGGGGCACGACGGCGCGAGTCATCCGTAAGGTCTTCGACGAGGAGTTCCTCGTCGGGCTGGCCCAGGACATCCGCGACATGACCACCGGAGTCTGGGCGCAGGGCACCTGCCCGGACTGCGGCTCGCAGAAGAAGGTGAAGGTCGAGGTCTCGGACATCCAGGGCAAGCTGAAGGCGGTCGCCGAGCTGATGGAGCAGGCCGAAGGAAGGCCGGGCACCGACAACGCGGAGCACCAGGGCACGGTCATCATCGTCGAGCGGCCCCCGAAGTGAGAGAGCTTCGCATCCCCTGTACGTACGACCCCCTGCCGGCGCAGGAGGCGTTTCGGTCCTCGCCGGCGTTCATTCGCGGCTACGGCGGCGCGATGGGGGGCGGCAAGAGCCGCGCTCTCTGCGAGGAGGCGCTCGACCTCGCGCTCGACCATCCCGGCATCCCGATCTGCATGATCCGGCTGCGCCACAACTCCATCACCGAGACGACCAAGCGCACGATGATGGAGTACGTCCTCCCGCACCAGCTCATCGCCAAGCAGAAGGAGTCCGGCGGCGAGGACTACATTCGCCTGCACAACGCCTCGGAGATCCACTTCATCGGGCTCGACGACCCGGTCAAGTGGTTCTCGTCGGAGCTCGGGGCGCTCTTCTTCGACGAGGCGCACGAGATACCCGAGGAGTCGGTGCTCAAGCTCACGACCCGCCTACGGCACCCCGCGGCACCTGTCCTGGAATGGAACGGCGAGAAGAGGCCGGGGCGGGTCCATCTTGCCTTCAACCCGGACAACCCCGGCCACTGGCTGTTCCAGTGGTTCATGGTCGGCTCGGAGCCGACCGCGCACGGGTCCTACAAGGCGCTGCTGTATCCGACGCAGGCCGAGGAGCCGATCGGCGACGCCGAGTTCGTGTTCGCCTCTCCACGCGACAACGTCCACCTGCCGCCGGGCTACATCCGCACGCTGGAAGGCCAGCCCGACCACCTGAAGCGGCGCTACCTGGACGGGCTCTGGGAGTTCATCGGGGGAGCCTGCTACTTCGACATCGAGGCGCTCGAGCACTACCGGCCGATCGTGCCCAAGCCGCTCTATCGGTTCGCCTTCGAGGCCGTGGACGGCGGGCACCGGGCGCGCCGGGTAAAGCACGACTCGGCCGCGATCCGGGTGTACGAGGAGCCACGCGAGGAGACGTCGTATGCGATCGGCGCCGACGTCGCCACCGGGCGCGGCAAGGACTTCTCGGCGGCCTACGTCATCCGGCTCGACGAGCCGCGCCTGGTCGCCGAGTTCCACGCCAAGATCGACCCCGACCTCTTCGCCGAGCAGCTCCACTTCCTCGGACGCTGGTACTCCTCGGCGCTCATAGCCGTCGAGATGGGCGGCGGGTACGGAGAGGCGGTCGTGATCCCGCTCCGCGACGGCCGCGGCCCGCGGCCGCCGTACCCGCGCCTGTACCGGCACGTCCTCTCCTCGCGGCCCGACCTGCCGACGGCCAAGACCATCGGCTTCCCGATGAACACGCACACCCGGCCGCTCGTCATCTCGCAGATCGAGCGGGCGATTCGCGAGCGGGCGCTCCCGTACCTGCCCGAGCGCCTGCTCAACGAGTGCCTGACCTTCGCCCACGCCGAGACCCTGCCCTCGCCGCGGGCGCTCGAAGGCTGCAACGACGACGCCGTGATCGCCGCCGCGATCACGCTCGAGATGTACCGCCTGCGCGGCAAGCACCCCGGCCGCGAGGCCCGGATCGCGCGCAGGCGCTTCCGCTCGAAGCGCGTCCGCAAGACCTTCTTCCCCTGGCAGGACCCCGTCCAGGCCGCGTAAAGGAGCTCGCCCGTGTCGATGATGCTTCCAGAAGGACCGATGCCGGACGCCCCGGCCCCGCAGAACGGCGGTGCCGTCGAGCATCTCCGCATCGCCATCGAGCACGCGCAGATGGCGCTCCAGGCCGAGCCCGACGACATCGACTCGCAACAGCTCGCCAGGGTGATCCAAGGCCTGTACCAGATTCTCGCCTCGCGCCAGAAGGAGTCCGAGTCGGCGATGGGCATGACTCCGGCGATGAAGCTCCTCGCCCGCGGTGGCTAGGAAGCTCCCCGACATCGTCTCCAAGGTGCTCGCCGACTACGGCGAGGATCGCGTGGCCCACGACAAGTTCGTGGAGAGGGCGGACGCCTGCTACCGCTCCTACCGGGCCGTGCTCGAGCGCCGCTCGGAGGCGGCGGCCTGGACGCCCAAGCAGCATCCGGCCTACGTCCTGCAGGCGATCGAGACGATGACGGCGAACCTGCTCTCGCCGAACCCGAAGTGGCGCCTGCGGGCGCTGCCGATGATGGACTCCCCGGACGAGCTCGAGCGCTCCCGGCGGGGGGCGCGGGCGAACGAGATTCTTCTCTCGCACCAGCTCACCCTCGACCACTACGCGGCCAAGCAGCGCTCCTTCGACCTGCAGGGCCTCATCACCGGCATCACCGCCTCGAAGCAGTCCTGGCTCTACCGCAAGGGACGGCAGCGCTCGCTGCAGCCGTTCGAGCAGCCGGTGTACGGCTTTCTCGGACAGGAGGTCGATCGCATCTCCGGACTGCGCGAGGAGGCGACCGAGGCCGTGCTCCGCGACGACCCGACCTTCGAGGTCGTGGACGTGCGGCACTTGATCCTGCACCAGGGCGCGCCCTCGCTGGCGGCGTGCGAGCGGGTGTCCCACCGCGTCTTCTACTCGATGGAGAAGCTGCGCAAGCTGGAGGCCGAAGGCTTCTACGGCCCCAAGGCGGGCGGAAGCCCCCTGTCCGAGCTGAACCTCGAGGAAACCGGGAGCCACCAGCACTTCACCCGCGAGAACGAGCTCTTTCAGACGCAGCCGCACAAGGACGAGATCGAGGTCCTGGAGCAGTGGCGCGAGGGCGGCAAGCGGGTCGTGACGGTCGCCGCCGGCCACCACCTGCTCGCCGACAAGCCCAACCCCTTCTGGTTCGAGCATCTGGAGCATCCGTACCCGTTCGTCGTCTGCTCGGGAATGCCCGACCTGTTCCGGGTGCCGGGCATCTCCGAGGTCGAGCTGATGGCCGAGCTACAGGAGATGCTCTGGTCGCTCATCAACCAGCGGTTGATGAACCTACAGCTCATCAACAACGCGATCTTTCTCATCGCCGACGACGTCGAGGACCCGGACTCCTTCGAGTTCGCCCCCGGCGAGCGCTGGCTCGTACCGCGTCCGGTCGAGGAGACGGTCAAGACCTGGAACCCCGACATCACCGCCGCCCAGGTGGCTCTCGACGCCGAGAGGTTCCTGCGCGGGGACATCCAGAACATCACGGGCGGGATGCCCTTCCTGGCGGGCACCGAATCCGGGAACGTGGACCAGGAGACGGCCACCGGCGTCTCCATCATCACCTCGCTCGCGCAGAAGCGCCTCGCCGCCAAGCAGCAGCAGTTCATCTGGGCGAAGGCCCGCATCGGCGAGCAGTGGTGCGCGCTCAACCAGCAGTTCATCCGAACGCCGCGCCTCATCCCGGTCATCGGCGCCGACGGTGCGCAGGCCTTCGAGGAGGTGCGCCCGGAGCTCCTCCAGGGGCGCTATCTGTTCGAGGTCGAGATGGCGGACGAGTCGCTCATCCGCCAGGAGCGCCGCGCGGAGGCGCAGGCCAAGTTCCAGATCGCCGCGCAGTCGGCGCCGGTGCTCGCGGCCACCGGCACCCCGCTCAACCTGCGCGCGTTCATGGAGGACGTGCTCGACGCCTACGACGTGACCGACAAGGAGCGCTACTTCGCGGCGCAGCCGCAGGCTCTCGGCCCCGCGCAGGCGCAGCCGGCAGCGGAGGCGAACGGTCAGCCGAACGGCGTCACCAATCCGGCGCTCGCCGCGGGCATCCAGGCGCCCTCCAACCCCGAGTCCATGTCTCCCGAGGTGTTCATGCAGCGCATGGGCGCCACGCAGGGCGGGCCCGCCAACGTCTGACGCCGCCCGCATCACGCGCCTGACGGACCGGGCCGCCCGGCTGGCGCCGCTCAAGGACTCTCCGGCGTGGGCCGAGCTTCGCGCTCTGGTCGCCGAGCGCAAGGCGAAGCACTTCGACTCGATCACGAAGCGCCTCGTCCAAGGCTCTCTCGTCGATCAGCGCGAGATCGACCGCACCGCCGGCTTCTTCAGGGGCATGGAGACGCTTCTCGACTACCCCGAGCTGTCCGAGACCCAACTGAGACGCGCCCTGGAAAGGGCGGAACGCGAGGAAAGGGAACCAAGTGAGTGAGATCGAGGACGCGATCACCAGAGGACTGCGCGAGATGGATGCGAGCCTCGGCGTCGAGCCCGACGCGGAAGAGGAGACGCCCGCGGAACCGACCGCGGCCGAGGAGCAGCCCCGTGACGAGATGGGGCGCTTCGCCGCGAAGGAGGCCGAGCTGGGCGAGGAGCAGCCGCTCATCGCCGGACGCTTCCGCTCGCACGAAGAGCTCGAGAAGGCATACCTCGCGCTCGATTCGGAGTTCGGGCGCCGAAACCAGGAGTGGGGCGATCTGCGCAAGGAGATGGCCGCGCTGCGGGAGGCGATCCCGCAGCCGCAGCCGCAGTCGGTCCCGCTCACGCAGGACGTGGTCTCCTGGGTGGACGAGCAGGTGGCCGAGAATCCGCACGGCATCGCCGAGTGGGCGCGCCAGAACGATCCCTCGGGCGTGCTCTACAACCGGGTGCTCGACGCTTGGTACGAGCTCGCGCCGCGACAGGCGTCCGCCTTCGAGCGGCAGCAGGAGCTTCAGCACTTCCAGGGGATGCTCGCGCAGCAGCAGGCTCCACTCGTGGAGGCCGCGCAGCAGCAGAAGGTGACGGAGGCGTTTCTCGCCGTCCGCGCCGAGCTTCCCGACATCGACAAGTACGCGGAGCAGATTCTCGCGGAGGCGCAGGCCAACCCCGAGCTTCTCGCTCCGCTCGCAAGCGGCACGGCTCCCGACAGGGAGCGGGTGATTCGGAACCTCTACCGGCTCGCACGCTCGGAAGAGGCGAACACCGTCGCATCGGCCGTGGGCCAGGAACTCGCCCAGCGCGCCGAGCAAGCGGAGGCCGCACGACAACAGGCGTTCGTGGCGACCGGGTCGGCAACGTCCGATCCGGAGCACAAGACGCCCGAGGAGCGGTGGCTCGAAGAGGTCTTCGATCCGGCCGCCGCGCCCTACTACGGCTAGACCCGGCCCGTGACCTCGCCGGGGGGAACCGCACGCGCGGCCCCGTAAGCAGCGAGGGAATCCGAAGAGGGACGTACACCATCCTTCCTCGACCATGGAGTAAGACCACTCATGGCAACGATCAAGACGGGGATGGTTGACACCGAGGACATCCTCTCCAACGAGAGGGTGATCGACATGTCGGAGCGGATGAGCTAGGCGTCCGCTATAAACTTGACCGTATGCTGGAAACCCCTTAGAGCCCACCGCACTTACGAGGTGACAGACGGTGGGATTGGGCAATCAGCAGGAAAGACCGGAGATCGTGAGTCCGGCGTTCGTCGGCGGACTCGCAAGCGCGTAATCGAGGCCGACTACCTCTCCGGAATCCTCAGAGACTTTACGTCAAGCTCTCGAAGAGAGAAGAGAAAGTCCGAACTCACGGCGAAAGCGTGAGAGTGCGGCAGAAATGACCGCGCCCCCGCCAGCGGGGTAACAAGAACAAAGGTACAAGCTCCAGCCCGACGAACAGCAGTTCCGCGTGATGCTGTCGAAGATCGGCTCGAAAGAGGCGGTCCGGGAGATCGTGGAGTGGCTCGAAGACGAGTACATGCCACGCACCTCCACGGTGGCAGCATCGGCAACCTCGGCAGCAACTACCCTCACCGTGACCTCCGGCGACGGAAACACCGTCTTCCGCGTCGGGCACGTCGTTCGCAACATGGAGACGGGCGAGGCCTTCCTCGTCACCTCCACGTCCGCGAACTCCATCGGAGTCACCCGATCCTGGGGCGGCGTCGCTGCGTCGACGGCGTCCACGGCCTCCAAGCTGCTCATCGTGGGCAACGCGGCGGCGCAGGGTGCCTCCTCGGGCACGTCACACGTCGTGCAGCGCGTCCGCCAGTTCAATTTGACCAGGCGTAACGAGTTGGCACTCGCCGCCTAGAGGGCATAGTTGAACTAAAATCCGACTATATGCTGGAAACTCCTAAGAGCCTTTCCTCCTCATCAGGGAACAACGGAAAGGATGTTCAATGGACAATCAGCAGGAAAGACCACTGGGTCTAGAGTACGTTGGCGGTCTCGCCGTCGGAGAGGGATGCTTCTACCTCGCCCTCTCTCGAATCAAGAACAAGAGACCTCGCATCGTTCCCGGCTTCCGCCTCATCATGAACGACCACGAGTCGATAGACGCGGCGGCGGGCATCCTCCGAGAGCACGGCCTCCCCGTCTACATCACCGGGGTACGCCGTGACGGTGGAAAGGGAATCCACGCGAGCGGCTTCCTCCGCGTCGAGCGATATGCCAAGGCTCTTCTCCCGTTTTTGACGGGAAAGAAGAAGCAGGCGGCCGAGCTCGTCCTCGAGTTCATCGAGGACAGAAAGCGCTCGACTCGCAATGCTCCCTACACGGAGTGGCAAATAGCTTGCGTCGAGAGGCTGCGGCAGACCAACGGCAACGGGAACTTCAAGAAGAACCCAGTCGGAATCCTCAGAGGCCATACGTCGGACATCGGGTAGCTAGCCCGTAAAGATATGGTCCGGGCCGTTCCCGAAAGGGGCGGACACACCCTGTATGTCCAGGACCAGCGTGACCCGCTGTTCTTCTCGGACGTCGAGACGGCGATCGAGCTCTACGGCGGGCGCGAGCCCGGCAAGGAGATCGCCAAGAAGGCCGTCGAGCACGGCCGGGCGATCGAGAACTCCCTCTTCTGGGGGGCACGCGACTTCGACGCCTCGGCATCGCCGGGGCCAATGGGGTCGTGCGGTGGAGCGATCGAGTTCATCTCCACCAACATCACCAACACCGGCGGCTCGACGACCGCGGCCGAGATGGACTCCTTCTTCGAGGGTCCCTACGGCTACGGCTCGAAGCGCAAGGTGCTCTTCTGCGCCCCGCGGGTCGGGACGGTCCTGTCGCAGATGTACCGCGACAAGTGGCAGCCCCCGTCCGCCGGCAACGGTGTGCAGTACGGCGCCAAGGTAGACGCCTTCATCAACTCCACCTACGGGTTCTCGATCCCGGTCGTGGTGAAGAGGGAGTGGGTCGATCTCGACGCCTCCGGCACGAACTACGGAACGCACGCGTTCCTGATCGACATGGACAACGTCCGCCTGCGCCCGCTGCGCGGGTTCAACACGAGGCTCCGGCGCAACATCCAGGAGCCCTCGTCCACGGCCGTCGTCCACGAGTACCAGACGCTCTTCTCGCTCGAGTTCGCACTCGAGAAGGCGCACGGTCTGGTCAAGGGCATCACGAGCTACTCGGCTACGTAGCCCTGAACGGACGGGTAGCAGGGTGGGCTTCGGCCCGCCCTGCGCCCGCCATCCGAACGAAAGGATCTCATGCGCTGCATCAGCCCGAATCCCGGCTACCGCTTCACCGCGGTCCACGAGGAGACGGAGGTTCTCGCCTCCGGCCTTCCCAAGATCGTCTCGCCGGGCCTCACCTGCGAGTTCTCGCGCTTCGACACGACCGACTGGGAGCGCGAGCTCGCCCGCAAGACGTTCAAGTTTCGCGGCGTCCCGATGGCCGAGACGGGCCTGCTCATCGACCCCGTCCCCAGCCGGGTCTCCTCCTACGACAGCGATGCCGACCCGCGCCTGGCCGACGACGGCTATGCGAAGCGCCTCGGGTTCGAGAGCGCCAAGGCGCTCAAGGAGAAGGTCGAGCAGCGCCTCCTCGTCTCCCAGAATCCGAACGACCACATCGTCGTCGAGCCGCCCGCGGACGCGTCGGCGCAGGAAGAGAGGGAGAACCTCGTCGTCGCCTGACGAGCGCATCTGGCGCCCCGACCTGAACGCGGTCCTCGACTGGGGCGCGCTCGCTCGCTCCACCGAGCACTCCTACGGCGACGCGCTCGCGACCTGGTGGGTGCAGGCCACGGCGGGCGTCAACTACGTGCGGGCCGAGATGCCTGCCAAGCATCTCCCCGGAAAGACCGTGCGCCTGGAGGGAATTCTGCCGACGGTCGATGTCGCCGAGGACGCCGAGGGCAACATCCTCTTTCCGCGGCAGGCGGGAGCGACCGCGATCTGGATGTTCCCCGGCAACGTGACCCGCTGGCTGCTCATGGCCGAGATGGCGCTGCAGGGAATCCGGGTGCTGGTCGAAGTGGACGACAACTACACCCTGCCGCCGCCGCACCTGCCGGATGTTCACTCCGGCTGGCAGGTCGGCCGGGATCGCTCCGGGTGCGACAACCACTCCTACGCCGCCCATCGCAAGATCGTCGCTTCCGACGCCTGTCACGGAGTCGTCGTCTCGACGCCGAGGCTCGCGCAGGTGTACGAGCGCTTCGGCAAGCCAGTGTACGTCTGTCCCAACAGCGTCGATCTCGACGACTGGCCCGCGCCGGCCCACGCCCCCGAGGGCGTCCTGCGCATCGGCTGGGCGGGTTCGGCTTCCCACGCTCACGACCTCGCGGACATTCGCCCGGCGCTCGACTGGGCCTCCAGGCAGCCGGGAGTCGAGGTGGTCGTGCTCGGACAACTCGATCCCGGCGTCCCGCACCGCAGCATCCCCTGGACGGACTCGCTCGCGCAGTACCGGCGCAACGTCGGCGAGCTGGACGTGATCCTGTGTCCGATCCGGCCCGGTCCCTGGGCCGACTGCAAGTCGGACGTGAAGGCACTCGAGGGAGTCATGGCAGGCGCGTGCCCCGTCGTCTCCGAGACGGAGCCCTTCCGGCCTTGGCTCGAGCGCACCTTCGTCGCTCGCCGGCCCAAGGACTACCTGAAGATCGTGAAGCACCTCGTCGCGAACCCCGACGAGGCGCGCTCCACCTGGCAGTCGGCCTACGCCTACGTGACCTCGGAGCGCCTCATCACCAAGACCATCTCCTGCTGGCGCGAAGCGCTGGAGGTCAATGCGATCCCAACCACTGCGTGACGCCGTCGTCGAGGACGACCCCGAGTGGCTCGTCGTCGCCCCCGAGGGCGTTTACCGTGAGGCCGACGTCTCCGTCTCCGAGGAGGAGTTCGCGCGCCTCTGGAACGGCTGGATGTGCGCCTGGTGCTACGAGCCCTGGGACACCCAGTGGCCCGAGCGCTGTCCCGTGAGCGGCTGCTGGTCGGGTCCCGAGATGAGCGAGGAGCGCCAGCGACGCTACCTGAGCGAGCGCTTCGGCGGCGAGAAGTGGCTCGGCCCGAGCCGTGGCACCGTCGATGCCTGGGCGAATCAGGCCGACCGCGTCTCCGCGCCTCGCAAGTCCGGCATCTGGGTCCCCAGGGCGCTCGAATGAGCACCTGGGGGGTCGTCGTTCCCTCCAACCGCCCCGAGCGGCTGGAGGCCTTCGAGAAGGAGTGGGCGCCGCTCTTCCACGAGCACGGTGTCTCCGTGTTCGTGGTGCGCGACGAGCCTCCCTGGGAGGGCATCCCCGACTTCATCCCGCGCCGCAGCGACATGATCCGCTCCTGGGGCTTCTATCAGTCCTGGTGCGCCGGCACGACCTTCACGCTCTCCCTGGACGACGACGTATCGCCCGCAGGCGACCTCTTCCGGGCCTACGAGGACGTCTTCCTGGCGGGCGCTCCGGCGAGCAGCTACCTCTCGCTCGGAGCGCTGACGGGGACCGGGCTCGAGATGCGCGGCTTCCCCTACTCCGGACGCGGCGCCCACGTCGTCGTCCAGTGGGGCGGATGGCACGGCGTCCCCGACCTCGACGGCGTGACGCAGGTCCAGAACCCGGATGCGCGCTCCCGCTTCGCGAGCATCGTGCTCCCGGTGCCGCTCGGTGTCCCGCTCACCGGCTGCGCCATGAACTTCGCCTTTCGTACCGCCTACGCGCCGCTCATGTGGCAGTTGCCGCTGGTCGAGGAGAAGTTCAACCGCTTCGGCGACATCTGGGGTGCGCTCCTGACCAAGAAGACCCTCGATGCGCTGGGCCTGGTCGCCGTCGTCAACGGAGAGGCGGCAGTCCAGCACGAGCGCGCCTCGGACCCCTACGTGAACCTCGTCCGCGAGGCACCGGGGATGGGGCCGAACGAAGACCTCTGGGACGCCCTCAGCGGGAGCTCCTACCGGGAGGTGACGGAGTCTGCTGCGCGCTACTTCGCCGAGTTCGACCGCCATTACGCCGACCACTTCTCGCGCGCGAGAGACGAGTGGCTGAGTCTTTTCGCGAGGCCTGGCGCCGGGCCAGCGAGATTGAGGGCTGGCTCTACGAGGAAGAGGCGCGCCTTCTCTACGACCTCTGCCGCGGGACCTGGGCTGAGATCGGCTGTTGGAAGGGTCGATCCACGGTAGTCCTCGCAGCGACCGGGCATCGCGGATACGCGATAGACACCTTCCGCGGCAGCCCGGAGCACCCACGCGGCACCGACACCTACTCCGCGTTCGTCCGAAACCTGGCCCCGTTCGACAACGTCACCGTCCTCCGGGGACGCTTCGAGCACTCGTCCCGACCCGTCCCTGACCTCTCGCTGCTCCACCTGGACGCAGATCACTCCTACGCCGCGACGCGGGCAGCGTTCCTTCTGTACGCGCCCAAGGTCGTACCGGGCGGGCATGTCGTCCTGCACGACGCCTGGTGGGAGAACGAACCGGGCAGGACGTCCGAATGGCCGGAAGTGACGGCATTCGTCCGGGCGCTCGACCGAACGACGCGCTGGGAACAGGTCGCGACCGCCGGCCGCTCGGCGGCCTTCAGACGCAGATGAAGATCCTCGTCGTCGCGCGACACAACGAGGACGTCTCCTGGCTCGAGGAAGTCGCAGGCTGGGAGGGGCTCGTCGTGCAGAAGGGGCTCGATCTCCCGAACGTCGGGCGCGAGGCCTCGAGCTACCTGTGGGCGATGCAACGCCTGTACGACGGCATCGCCGACGACGACCTCGCGGCCTTCTGCCAGGGGAGCGCCTTCGACCACTTCGACCGCGAGGAGCTGGACGAGCCGGTGGAGTGGTTTCGGCCGCTCGGAGCCCGGGCGCCGACGGGGCCGATCAGCGGATGGCATCGCTCGTTCGCCGACGGTGCGCCCGATCATCCGGGGTTGCCGATCCGCGAGAGCTACGAGGCCTGGGTCGCCAGGCCGTGGCCGGGGCACGTCGATTTCGTGGCAGGCGCGCAGTTCATCGTCACCGGAGCCTGCCTCAAGCAGCACCCGAAGGAGCGCTACGCGGGACTGGCCGAGCAGATGAACGGCCCGGGCCCGTGGGTGATGGAGCGGCTGTGGGCCGCGTTCTTCAACGCAGAAAGGGAGTAGAACATGGCAGTACCAGAGGCACACGCGGACAAGGACCTGCGGAGCAAGGAGCTGAAGGCCAGCCTCTCGGCTCTCGACGGCCAGAACGTCCGGCTCTCCAAGGATCTCGGGGCCGCGCTCAAGAAGGTGGCGGCGCTCGAGGCGGTGGACGCCGAGAACGCCGAGCTCGAGCGCAAGCTGGCGCAGGCGGGGGCCAAGGTGGCCGCGCTCGAGGCCGCGCTCGCGGCGGCCAAGGCCAAGGAGGACAAGGCCGACGCGATCATCGCCGCGGGAAAGGCGATCAAGGAGGGGCTGCGAAGCCTCGCCTGAGATGAGCTTCTCGAAGTACGCCTACGCGACCGTTCCCGCCGAGTACGCCGTCGCCAACGTGAGCGCCGGCCAGACGGATGCTGAGATCGTGGCAGCGACCGCAGGCAAGCGCGTCCGTGTACTCGCAGTCGCCTTCGTCTGCGGCGGCACCGCGACCTCGGCGACCTTCAACACCAAGCCCTCGGGCTCGGGGACGGCGATCTCACCGGCCTTCCAGAATGGGGCCAACGGCGGCGCGATTCTCCCCTTCAACCCGGTCGGCTGGTTTCAGACAGGCTCCGGTGAGGGGCTTTCGCTGACCACGGGCAGCGGGTCCACGACCGGCGTTCTCGTGGTCCACGTGAAGTTCTAAGCGAAGGGAACCCTAGATGGCCTCCTACAACAAGGCCGCTATGAAGCGGCTCGCCCTCGTCGCCGCCTGTGCGGCGATCTTCACTCTCGGCTTGGGAGGAGCGGCACTCGCCACGCACACCTTCGTCGTCGAGGAGCACGTGGTCCCCTTCACCGTCGGCGACGTGACCGGCGCCGTCACCCTCACCGACACCGATCAGCTCCCGCACGAAACGATCACCGAGACGACCACCGTCACCGAGACGGTGACCGAGCCGCCGACGACGACGGAGCCGCCCACTACCACTGAACCCCCAACGACGACCGAACCGCCGACCACCACCGAGCCACCGCCGACGGGCACCTGTCTCGTCTCCAACCGCGACTCCTGGGCGCTGGCCGGGATCGACTGCGCCTACGGCACCCGGATCGACTTCACGAACGAGCAGTTCGTCTGCACCCGGCCGCTGGCCGACTACGGCGAGCTCCCGCTCAAGCTCGTCTGGAACTTCACCGGCAACCCCGACTTCGGCGATCAGGGGCATCTCTCCTTCCGCGCCGGTTGCCGGGGTGACGGCAACGACGACACGATCGACGTGATCGTGGCCTCGAACGCCGACGGGGTGAGCGTGGGCGCGGCCGGTGGCGCGGGCAAGTTCCAGACTGCGGGCCCGACGGACATCCAGATCACCGGCAACTTCGACTGCGGTCCGCTCGGCTCCTCGGGCGCTCACCAGGACGTGTGGCAGTTCCATCCCGACTGGCCGGTGGCGCGGCTCGACATCGTGAACGGAACCTCGGGCGACTGGGACGCGGGCAAGGCGACCTGCATCGGCGCGGGCGGGGCGATCTTCTTCTCCAACCGCTACGACGTGGACGTGTTCGGCGGGCGCTACGTCACCTGCAACCACGGCTACTTCGGCAACTCGGTGGCCTCCAACCTCGTCGTGGGAGCGGGCTTCCGCACCGGGCGGGTGGACGGCTCCGATCCCGTGTGCGCGGGCAAGAACGCCTCCGAGCCCTGTCTCGGAGCTGCGACCTTCCAGAACGTCACCTGCCAGCGCTGGATCAACGGAGCCTGGGTAAGCAGGCCGTAGGGGGGCTGATATGGCAGACGCGCACAAGAACCTCGCTGTCTCGACAGTCGCCACGGCACCCTCGCCTGCTGCGTCGGGCACGTCGCTGGTGGTTGCGTCCGGGCACGGCGCCCGGTTCCCGACGCCGCCGTTCAACGCGACGGTGTGGCTGAATGGGGAGATCCCTGACCCCTCGAATGCGGAGATCGTGCGCGTCACGGCGATCTCGACCGACACGTTCACGATCGCTCGAGCGCAGGAAAGCACCACGGCACGGTCGATCGTGGTGGGCGACCTGATCGCGGCGACGATCACCGCGAAGACGCTGACGGATGTGGAGTCCAGGCTTCAGCCGCGCGGCTGGGCACCTGGGGCGCAGCCATACAGGGCGTGGACGACGAACATCGCCGCCCCCAGCAACGCATACATCGTCGGATATGACGAAACAGGCGACTACTTACTAGCGGTGAACAAGTACGCCGGCACTCTCGTCCAGTCAACCGCCTATGGTGATCCGCCGACATGGTCGGATAACAAGACGTTTCCGAGCGACGTGACATATCTGAATCTGAGTAGGATTGTCCGTCACGGCTCGTACTTGTACGCCGCTTGCAAAGTTACGACCGGGGATGTTCTTAGCATCTTTCGAGCATCTCCGCAGTCGGGAGGCACCGATTTCACTTGGAATCTGGTCTTCAACAGCTACACGTCGGGCACCACAACGGGGACCGGAGCGGCCGGTAGCGGGTTCTTGAGCGACGGCACCTACATTTACTCCTGCGAATACGGTGATCCGGTCGGCGGCCCGAAGCTCTGGCGAAGCGACAGCGGAGATTCCGGGGATTGGACGAGCATCTACACGTTCTCCGGCTATCGACATATCCACGCGCTCGCCAACGATGGCGCTGGCCGCTTGTGGATTGCGCTTGGTGATGGCGTTGCGACTCCGATCCTCTATTCCGATGATCACGGAGCAAGCTGGACGGCGATTCCCTTGCAGAACAGCAGGATTCCACAGATCACCGATATATGTTGCACGGCGAACTGGGTTTACGGCGCGGGTGACGACAACAATGGCATGGTCGTCGCGATCGACCGAAGCACGCTCACTTGGCGATTCGTTGATGTGGGTATGCCTCCGGGCTACTTCGCGATTCCTGCATCGGGAGGCACGGCGAGCACCCGGTCCTACAGCAACTTCGGCCTGGCGGGCCAGCCATTCTGGATCTGGGCAAACCCGGCTAGCGATGATGGAGACGAGCTCGGCGCCGTCGTCTACTTTGCGACGGCGTCTGACACAAACCAGTCTGCGAGCATCTGGGTTCTGCCCTATCACGGTGCTGTACCGTCCATTCTCCGACTCGCTGATACTGGTGTAAACATGAGCAAGTTCTTCTATGCCGGCAGCAGGATTTGGTGTGGCAACTATCACAGCCCCGCCGGGATACCGACACTGCTGAAAGCGTGACCGGCTAGTCGCATGGCAGGGGTGTGTTTCGTTGATCCGGCAGGATCGGACGCGAATAGCGGAAGCTCCCCGTCGAGCGCGAAGCGGACGATCCAGGCTGCATACGACGATCTCGTCGCCAGTGCGGAGACCCGGTTTCCCTCCTTCCCGCTCGAGATGGGCGTCGGGCGAATCTACCTCCTTCCCGGAGATCACGATGTGGGAACGGGCCTCGTGATCCGATGGGACCGTCCGGTCGAGATGTTCGGGTTCCGTGGCGGCGAAGGCAAGAGCTGGACACGCACACCGGGGATGCCCGCGCGGATCGTGTCGAGCTCGAGTGACGCGACCGCGCTCGTGACCGCCGGCTCCGTCGAGCAGATCAGCTACGGCAACAGGTTCGAGGACATCCTGTTCGCTGTCGATCCCGCGGTGAACACGTCGCTCACCGCCTGTCTGCGGGCAATCGCAAACGACTTTCTGATCGTCGAGCACTGCGGATTCGACATGGCACGCGGCCCCGACGACCCCACACAGAACTTTCATGCGATCCATGCGCAGCCGGGAACGATGGCGCAGAAGGACGCAGCCTGGCATCGCATCACACACAACAACTGCAACCGGCTCGCGCTCTACCATGCCGGTGATGGAGCAGGCTCGACCCGAGGCAACTTCAACCGCTCCGAGATCAGCTCGAACATCGTGTTCTACAAAGGCGACCGGCCGATGATCTGGCTCGAGGACGACTGGATGCAAGGAACCGTTGCGTTCAACAACCTCGAAGGGCCAGCGATCGCCGTCCAATGTGACTCGACCGTGGCTGACCACAATCTGTTCCTCCAGAACGGAGGCGAAAGCCCCAACTCCACGCACCCCTACTACGTCATCAACGGTGGCCATCAGGGCTCCATGTTCATCGGCGGACAGTGCTTCGCGCAAGACGGTGGCGTGGGTACGTGGATCGCGTTCGGCTCGAGCACTTGGGGCAACATCGTGATGAACGGTGAGGCAAGCCTGTCCGGCAAGCCTGGGTTCAAGTACCTCGTCTCCGACCCGAGCGGCAAGAACGTCCTCATGAACCATGCGGGGATTCGACCGCGCGTCAAGGTCAATGCAACGTCGCAATCGTTGGCGGACTACGACTTCGAGCTCGTTCCCGACGATGGTGCATGGGGTTTCACATACAACACAGCCGAGCAGCGCGCTTATCTCAACTTTCGCGCCAACGGCACTTGGAAGAAAGTCGCGCTGGCATAGCCGATGTTCGCCGGCAACGCATTCGGCTGGGCGGCTCCAGCGCAACAGCTCGCCGCCAGTAGCGGGGGCACCGTGAGGACGCTGGTGGGAGTGGGGCGATAGTTGCCGCGTAGGGACGGACACTCGCGCTTCTGGGGTAGGACGCGGAAGTACCGAAAGCACCGAGGAGCCAAGAAGCGCTCCCGGCAGGCCCACCGTCTACGAAACCGGGACAAAGGAATAGATGGCGACTCTCAGCACCCTGCGTAACGTCGTAGCCAAGAAGATCGGCCTCGACAACACCGCCTCCGGCGATCAACCGCTGATCGACGAGTGGATCAACCAAGGCATTCGCGAGATCCTGCTGCGGACACACTGCACGGTCGAGCAGGGGTCGCTGACGACGACCGCGTCCACCTGGCAGTACGAGCTCGATACGGATTTCCTCGCGATCGAGGAGATGTACCGCGAAGAGTCGGACGGAGCCGTGCAACTGGCGCGGCGGGAGACGGCGGTCGAGATCATCGACCGGCATCGTGGGTCCAACACGTCTGCCGACTCCACTCTCACCTACTACGCGACCGCTGGCTCGAACCTGCTCCTCGTCTGGCCGACGCCCGCGAGCGCGTACACGCTCAAGCTCCTGTACGTGCCGCGTCCGACCGAGCTCTCCTCGTCCAACCACGATCCCTCGGATGCGACCTACGGGCGCATCCCCGCCGAGTTCCACAAGCTGATCGAGTTGTGGACGCTCGCAGAGGCCGCCGACTACGACGACGACGCGGGCTCGCAGCATGGCGACCGCTATCGCTTCCAGTTCGAGGAAGGGATCAAGCGGATGCGCGCAGCGATCCGCGGCAAGGGCGGCAAGCGGCTGGCTCCGGCGCGGCTCAACCCCCGCAGGCGCAACACGACCATCCCGAGCGATCCATCGGTCTCGACGGCGTGGTCGTAGATGGCGCGACCGGCCCTTCTCCAAAACTCGTTCGTGGCGGGGATGCGGCGCGACTTCGCGCGCAACCAGCTACCGCAGGGCTCGTGCTGGAACCTTGTGGACTACATCCCGAACGAGGGCGCGCCGATCCGACAGCGCGGGGGCTACCAGTACGCCTCGCCCGACCTGTCCACCGTCAACGCCGCCTCGGCCTACGTCACGAGCGGCATCTTCGCGCCCTTCTCGGGCGGCGCCCAGAACGTATGCGTGGACGAGGACGGGCGGGTCTACTCCTTCACCTCCGGCGCTGCCAGCGACCGCTCGACAGTCGCCGGCCTCGGCTCGCAGAAGCAGAACCCGGTCTTTCACGCCGACCTTGTCGTCTTTCCCTCCGATGACGGAACGACGGGGCCTGCGAAGTGGTCCGGGTCGGGAAACATCGCCGCTCTCGGCGGCTCGCCACCGGCCGGGCAGTACGCGACCGTGTTCAAGGACTACACGGTGCTCGCAGCGACGGCGGCCAACCCGCGCCGCCTCTTCTTCTCCGAGCCCGGCAGTCCCGACACGACCTGGGACACGACCGGCGCCATCTGGGACGTGTCCACGCCGGTCAAAGGGCTCGCGGCCCTGCGCAACGTCATCCTCATCTTCCAGGCCGGCACGACCGCCCGTCTGCGCGGCTCCATCCCGCCCCCGGACGGCGACATGGCGCTCGACGACCCGGTCTACGACATCGGCCTCGTTGACGCGCGCTCGATCGCGCTCTGGAAGGAGCGCTGCATCTGGGCCTCGACGGAAGGGATCTTCCGCACGGACGGCTCCACCCTCGAAGACCTGACGCGGCGGGGCTCGATGCTGACCTACTGGCAGGACCTCATGAGCTCGTACTCGTCGAGCTACATCGTCGCCGGCGGGGTCATCCGCGACTCCTACATCCTGAGCGTCAACGACGGCACGACCTTCAAGGACGCCTTCCTCATCGACCTCAACACCGGCTCCTGGTTTCGGGTGGCGAACCTCGACGCTCACGCCTTCTGGGCGGCGACGGGCGCCGTCTCGGACGAGCTCTACTTCGGGCGCAGGGGTGCCCCGCGCGTGGCGAGCGTGTCGAGCTTCTGGAACCCCGCCTCGGCGGTGAAGGCAGACGCCGACGGCGACAGCGTACTCCCGGTGCTGGAGACGCCCTTCTACGAGGGCCAGCCGGGGCTGAAGTCGTGGAAGCGCGTCTACGTCTCCTACCAGCTCACCGACTACGGAAGCGACAACCCGAGCATCACCGTCTCCTACGTGAAGACACCGGAGGCGACCTCGTACACGGCACTCTCGCCGACGCTGGCCGAGACGACGACGTTCGAGCGCTCGCGCCTCGGCCTCGGCTTCGACGCCCACGGCGTCGGCCTCAAGCTCGCGAGGACCGGAGCCGGCGACACGCTCGGGTATGCGCTCGAGGCCGAGTTCCATCCCCGCGAGCAGTCGAGACTGGCCGCATGAGCGAGTTCCTGCCGGAGCACGTCCCGAAGACGGCGGCGCCCGACCTCGCGCAGCAGATCATCTCCCGCGACCCCTCGCTTCCGCTCCAGAACGACGAGCGGCAACTGCTGAACCGGCTTCTCTCCGAGCCCGCCGCGCTCCCGCAGGTCTTCTGGGCGGCGCTCCTGGACAAGATGCTCGTCGAGCTCCCGCAGCAGATGCTGATCGACCAGCTCCAGGGCTTCGACAGGCTCGTCTACAACCGCGGCACGACGTTCCCGAGCGACCCCAAAGACGGGCAGATGTTCGGCTATCAGGTAGCGACGAACACGATCTGGCAGTTCCGCTACGACTCCTCGATCTCGGACGACTACAAGTGGATCTACACGGGCGGGCCACCGCTGCAGTCGAGCGTGAGCAGCGGTGAATCGACTTCCTCGACCACATACGTCGATCTGACCACGTCAGGCCCGAGCCTCACTACACCGCTGGCGGGTGATTACTACCTGACCTTCTCCTGCCGCATGACCTCGAGCGGCGCTGCCTACGCCTCCATGAGCCCAACGGCCACCGATGCCGACGGCCTGGGCCTTCGCCCCGGAGGAAACGTCGCCTTCGCAAGCTCCACCCGCACGCTCCTCAAGACCGCCATCGCCAAAGACACGACCTACACCTGCAAGTACCGGGAGACAGCCGCCTCGGGATTCACCGTCACCTTCTCGAACAGGATTCTGCTCCTGACTCCGGTTCGAGTCTCCGGCTAGGAGTACGCACATAGTGTCCAGCTACGCAAGTTTCGGGGGCGGCCTCGGCGGCGCTCTCATCAGGAACAGACAGACGCAGTCGCGACCAGCGCCCGAGTCCGAGTGGAAGTACGCCGACAACTCGGCCTCCGGGAGTGCCTATCTTCCGGACTGGCTCCGGAACGCGGCGATGGGCGGCTCCGGCTCGAGCGGGGGCGGCGGCTACGGCGGCGGCAACCCGATCTTCAGCGACCCTGGCTACGAGCAGCTTCTCGCGGGACTGCGAGCGGCGGGGGCGCTCGACGCCGCCGAGCGGCAGCGCCTCATCCAGACCTCCCTCATCCGCTTCGGGCTCATCCCCGAGAACCTCAAGGACCCCTACGGCGACGTCACCGACCTCGTCCGCAAGCTCGCGGGCGAGAAGACTCAGGCCGGTCTTTCCACCTACGCGCGCATTCAGGACTGGAACAAGCAGACGCTCGCGCGCTTGCGCAAGGCGCTCGCGGCCAGGGGTGCCCTGCGCTCCGGCGAGCTGGGGTACGGCCTCGGGCGCCAGGACCTCGGCTACCGGCAGACGTTCGACGACGCCGTGTCCCAGCTCCTCGACTACATCTCGGGCGCGCAGTACGCATTCGCGCAGTCAGAGCTCGCGAGGGCGAACCAGCAGGCGCAGGCCGCGTTCAGCGCGGCGAGCAACTACGCGGCCTACCCGTCTACCTCCGTCGCGGTGGCGACTCCTCGACCCGCGACCAGCGCAACCACGTTCGCGGCCCAGTACGTTCCGGACAGGCAGTCCGTGGTGAGGATTCCGAACCTGCCGGTGGTGAGGCCGCGCTACGACGGGCTGAGGGCGGTGTAGATGGCGCGCAAGAAGCCCCGCGAGGTCGTGGTCTGGGAGGGTTACGAGCCGGGCCCGCCTGCACGACCGAAGCGCCCGCGACCGACCGTCGCCTCGCAGGTGGACGCGCAGATGCAGGCCGAGCTCGCCATGCTGCGCCAGATCGAGCAGGAGTATCAGCAAGACCTCGAGCGCCGCGTGGCCGGGCAGCGGCAGGCGGCCCAGTGGCTCGCGCAGGCGCTCGCGCCGATCTCCGGCCAGATCGAGGGGATCGTCAACCGCCAGACGGGCGCGAGCACGGGCTTCGCGCAGGGCTTCGCCGACGCGACCCGCCAGCTTGCGAACCAGTCGGCCGGGGACGCATCCTCCTACATCGCGCAGATGGGGATGCCGGGCGCGGTCGCTCCACAGGGCGAGGCACAGGGAGACGCGCTCTACGGGGAGTTCGGGTACATCCCCGCCACCGGCTTCGCGAACTATGGAGCGGCCACGGCGGCGGCTGCGGCGATGATGCCCGGCACGGCGCTTCGCCAGTCCGAGATGGACATCGCGAAGCTGATGGCCGACTACGACGCGACGACAGGCCGCGACTTCCGGCTCAAGAAACTGGAGCTCGCGGGAACCCGCTCGGAGCGGATCGCAGAAGCGCGGGCAGCCAAGCGCCAGGAGACTCTCGAGCTGTACCAGGCCGGGCTCATCACGCAGCGCCAGTTCGCGCGGCGCATGGGCGTTCGCAACTGGCGGAAGTTCCCGGACGTGCTCCCCGGCGAGGCACAGGAGCGCCCGAAAGCGGACTCCTCCCTCTCCAAGCAACTCGGCTACCTCGTGGACGAGTACGGCTCCCCGATCCTGAACGCGAAGGGCAAGCCGATCTACCTACCGCGAGAGGCCGCCGACTACGACACCTTCGGCTCTGCCTCGGCCGGCTACTGGGTCATCGACCCGAACACCGGCAAGGTCGTCAACGTCGTCCCGCCGGTTGCCCCGCGTGCCAAGACGTACAAGCCGTCCGCCTACCAGACGAAGACGATCGGCGGCAAGACCTACGTCTTCGACCCGAACACGGGCACCTTCTACGACCCCCGCACCGGGCGACCGGCGGTGCCAAAGGGTGCGGCAGGCAGCAGCTCTGGGCGCTTCACTCCGCTCCAGGTGCAGGACTTCAAGGGGCAGGCGCACTCGCTGGCCGAGGACTTCCGCAAGGGCGTGCCCGCCGAGGAGACCCGAGACGGAGTCGCGATCCCTCCGCGCTCCTACGGCGAGGCGATCCAGGAGGCGCTTCGCGCGGGCATCCCGCTGGACATCTTCATCCCGATCCTGAACCGCTACTACCCGCCGGGAGTCGGCGGGCGCCCGGTGAAGCGCTCGCGGCTACGCGGCTACGCGGAAGGAGCCGATCGCTCGTCGGGAAAAGCTGAGCCCGCCGAGGGCGGGCGCGGAGTTGCCACGGAAGGACCGTCCTCGCTCGAGCCCTCGCTCTGGGGTGCCTACAACTACGCTCTCTCGCTCGGCTTCACCAATCTCGGAACGTACAACAGCGCCTCGCGCCTGCCGAGCGGCGGCATCTCCGATCACGCCGTCTGGCCCGCGCGGGCCTTCGACCTCGGCGGCTTCAGCGGTGGCTGGTCGAACCCGAAGGCACGGCGGATGTTCTGGTACATGACGAGGTTGCCGAGCGTGGAATACGTCATCCTCGGCGACAAAATCTGGTCGCGCTCGCGGGGACTGCACGCCTACACGGCCGGCGGGCACGAGAGCCACATCCACGTCTCCGGGCGGGCCGCCAGCGGGAGCGTCTAACATGCCCTACGTCTCGCCGCGTGTCTCGGGCTCGACCGGCTACCGCTCGCCGCGGGTGTCGAGAGGCGCGCCTCTCAAGCGCAAGTCCGCACCAAGCGCTCTCGGCTTCCTCGGGAACCTGGCGCGCGATATCGAAGGCGCGGTGGTGGGCCTCGGCCCCGGCCTGCTCGAGCTCGGCAAGTTCGTCTCCTCGACGCCCGGCAGCGCGGGCTTCGGGCGCCGCTCGGAGGCGAACGAGCGCTTCCTGCGGAACGTCGCCGAGAGCTACCGCTACCAGTACGCACCGCTCGTCCGGGGCGACCTGGGGGAGTTCGGACACCGGCTCTACGAGCGGCCCCTGGGACCGATCCTGGACGCGGCGACCGTGCTCTCCCTCGGTGCGACCGGGGCGGCACGGATGGGCCTCGCTCCCGCGGCGCTGCGGCGCGGCACGATCCAGCTTCGCCTCCCGAACGACGCGCTCGTCGAGCGCCCGCTTCCCCGTCAGACCCTTCGGGCGGAAATGCAGGTAGCGGCGGACGCCGCGCTCAAGAAGCTCCCCCGCGACTTCCCGAAACTGGGCGAGTCGGCGAGGGCGGGGCGCGTCGCCGTCAAGGCTCCGCGGCGTGTTGCCCGCAGCCGCGAGCTCCTCGAGCAGCCGTTCCTGAAGGCGCTGCACAAGGTCCCGAAGTTGAAGGACCGGGTGGCGACGTTCTGGCTGACACAGGTTCCGCTGACCGACGACCTCGGCCGGCTGACGCGCCAGTGGCGAGAGTCGGGCGACGAGATCGCCCGCCTGAGCGCCGACGCGCTGTCCGATCCCAAGGTGCTCGCCGCCTACCAAAACCCGACGCCTAAGCAACTGGCGGTGATCGAGCAGGCGCGCGGGGTCGCCGAGGCGCAGGCGGCCGTGCTCGGCATCACTCCCGAGGTTGCCCGGCGCCGCGCGTACCTGCCGACGCTGCTGGCGCGGGGGGCGCGCTTCACTCGCCGCGAGGGGGAGCGCGTCTTCGTCCCGCCTCCGAGCGGGATGCAGAAGGTGACGCGGCCTCGCACGCTCGAAGAGGTGGAGGCGCGCCTGGCCGACCTGGAGAAGCAGCTCGACAAGGGGCTGCGGCCGATCGTGGACCAGATCGCGCCCCCGGCCGTGCGCCAGCGCGAGCAGGCAATGCGAAACGCCCTTCCGCACGCCCGCGGCAAGCGCGCCGCCGCCGGCCTGGCCGCGAAGATCGAGCTGGAGGGATTCGGCGGCACGAGCCGCTCGGTGCTGCAGAACGCCTATGCGGAAGCCGAGGAGATTGTGCGCCGGCTCGCAGCCAAGGAGGGCGTCGATCCCGTCGCCAAGAAGGTCGCCGCGCTCCTGGACGAGCGCGACGCGCTCAGGGACGTCACGCAGCGGCACGGCGCCGCCTGGGCTTTCGACGAAGCGCTCCCTCCGCTCGGGGACGTGACCGAGCTCGTTCCCGCGCCGGGCTTCCGCTCGGTCGAGGAGATGATCGAGCAGATCGACGCCGACCTCGCCGCGGCCGGACGGCCGCGCCCGGTGTACATGCCCCATACCTCCGAGCGCCCGCAGGCAGTCCATGTCTACGGAGCGGGGGGTGCCGGCCCGCAGGCGCGTCCCTCTCCGCTGCGCGAGACGATGGGCGTGCTGCTTCAGCGCGGTCAACTGATCCAGGAGCCTTCCGTGCTCCGGCACTCGTTCATCAGGTCGGTCAAGTACGCGCTCTACCGAGACATCCATCAGATGCACGTCGAGTACGCCGTGCCCGTCGAGGAGCTTCCGAAGGGCTGGCGATTCGTCCGCATCAAGCACGGCGACACCTTCCCCTACACGGCGAGGACGGCGCGGGAGTTCCGGGAGTTCGCCGACGAGGTCGAGCCGGTGCCTGCGAAGCCAGGCTCCGAGGCCGAGTCCTTCGCCGCGAAGCATCTGGACGAAGAGGGTGCTCCCCGCTACGACAAGCCCGAGGTCGAGTTCACGACTACCTCCCGCACGGAGGCCGTGCCGACCGAGGACGGACGCTTCCTCGCGGTTCCCGAGTCCTTCTCGCACGAGCTGACCGGCGAGTTCACGCGCTCCAACCGCTTCCTCTACTACTTGAACCGCTACCCGGTGCGGGTGTGGCGGCATCTCGTCCTGAAGCTGCGCCCGGCCTGGCTCGTCAACAACATCGTCGGCAACGCGCTTCTCTACCTCGTCCACTCGTCCGACCCGGTGGCGCTTCAGGAGCTGGGCCGGGCGTTCAAGCGCGCCTTCCCGCGCAAGGCCGACGACTTCGACGAGATCCTCCGCAAGCACTTCCCCGAGCAGGTTCACGGCACCTTCATGGGCTCGCAGCTCCCCGCGCTCGGCATGTACGGCAAGGGCGCGCGCATCGAGCGCGTCACCTCCTTCGTGGGGGCCGGGCTGGCCCAGGTGGACCGCGCCTGGGAACAGGCGCTGCGCAGCGCCATCGTTCGCACCGAGCTTCGCAAGGCGCCCGAGCTTCGGGCCTTCGCGGGCAAGATGCGCCGGCAGACGGACGACTTCTGGAAGTTGGCCGACGAGGACCTCACTCGCAACCCGCTGCTCGCGGAGCGCATCCACGACCGCATCTCCGACGCACTCGGCGACTACCTCGCCCTCGGCCGCTTCGAGCGGGACCTCGTGCGTGCAGCGTTCCCGTTCTACGCCTGGTATCGCGTCATCACGCTCATAACGCTCAAGCTGCCGCTGACGCACCCGCTCAAGGCGAACCTGCTCGCGCATCTGGGGCAGGCGGGCGCCGTGTCGGCGCTCGAGTCGCTCGGCGTCCCCGAGGAGAACGCTATGGCAATGGCCAAGGGCTTTTTCGCCTTCGGCCCGCCCGACAAGGACGAGCGCGTCGCGGGCCTCTCAACGAAGTCGGCCAACCCCTTCGCAACCCTCGCCGACATGCAGACGGCGGTGATCCGGCTCGCTCGCGACGTGCCCTCCCTCCTCGGCCTGACGCGCTTCGGCATCGGCTCGGAGCCGGAGTACGGCCAGCGTCCCGCCTGGGCCGATCTCCCCGGCGTCAACCCCTTCTTCAAGGCACCGATCGAGACCTGGACGGGCACGAACACCTACGGACGCCCCGGCTTGCTCGGCGCCGTCCCGCAGATCGACCTGGCCTACTCGCTGCTCGGCAAGGACTACAAGGGCAAGCCGGGATCGCCCACGCTGTACGACCGGACGGCAGTGGGCGCGCTTCTTCGCTACCTCGGCATCCCCTACGCCCGCATCTCGCCCGAGCGGGTGCAGGAGATCGGGACCGGACACTGACGATGGAGAACGGGTCGAACGTCTCCCGTGCCGAACTGGCGGCGGTGGTCCGTGAGTTGCGCCTCACCATCGTCGTCTCGACATTCGCGGCGCAGGCGGTCATCTCGGTCTTCTCGCCCGCGATCGCCGCCGCCGCAGCCGGCGCGGTCGCCTTCGCCTGGAAGGGCTTGCCCTTCCTTCTGCACCGCTTCCTCTAGACCCGGAGGTGCTCTATGCTGCCCTCCTACGGCGAGCTCATGGCTCGCTATCGCCGCAAGCACGGCAAGCTCGTCGAGCCTGCTCAGGGCTTCGAGTCCCTGGACGCATCGCTCTGGCTCGCCTACTCCATCGGGCGTCGGCGTGGCTTTCTCGACCTCGGGACCTATGCGAACAAGCCCGGCGATCATGGCTACTGGCCCGCGCGCGCGTTCGATCTCGGACGCAAGGACCGCTTTCTCTTCAAGGGCTGGGACTACATCAAGGCACGGCGACTGGCAAAGCTCTACTGGACGCATCATCGCGCGCTCTCGATCGAGTACGTGATCCTCGGCACGCGCGTCATTTCCCGCGAGCGCCCCTACTGGCACAAGCTGACGACGGGCGACCGCAGCCACATGTTCCACATCCACGTCAGCGGAACCGGCTGATGGCCGCAACGCACACCCCGGGCATGTTCCGCCGCAAGTCCGACTCCGACCCCGATCCCGTGCGCGACCCCGAGCCGAGCCTCGCGCAACTGGATGAGGTCGTGGCCTGGCGGACGATGGGCCTGATCGACCTCGGCTTCTCGCTCGAGCAGGTGGCCCGGCTCGTGAACCGTCCGGACGTCGTGCATGAGGCAGAGCGTCTGCTCGTCCACGGCGCTCCCCACTCCTTCGTCACCGAGGAGCTCTCGTGATCCACGACCTCCGTAACGTGGACGCCGCCGTCGCCACGGTCCGCATCACCCCGGAGCCGAAGCGCCGGGGGGTCGTGTCCGAGTTCCTGCGCGGCGAGATCGACTACTCCTCCGATGTCGGGAGGGCGATCGGGGCGCGGCGCGCCACCTTCTGCGCGAAACTCCGGGAGAACCGCCTCTGGCCCGAGCGATGACCGAGCGCGAGTTGGAGAGCGCGTTCGACTGGCTCCGGCAGTTCATGGAGGCCTACCGCTCGGAGCTGATCGCACTGGCTCGCGGGCGCCACGCTTGGGGCACCCTTCGCTACCCCAGAGCGCCGCTGTACCGAAAGACGCAGGACGAGCTGGCCGCCGAGATCGGGGAGGAGCTCGCGGACGCTCTCGTCTACGCGGCGCGCAAGCTCGAACTGCCGTAGCTCTCTAGGAGTGCCCCATGTCACGCGGCCCCGACCGCGACTTTCGCATCTTCGCCTGGATCGTCGCGCTGACCCTCATGCTGCTCATCGTCTTCGCGCACGACGCGCGCGCCTCCTGGCAGGACGCACGCCTGAACGCGATCGCCTCCTGGCTCGCCGGTAGGCCGGTGCGGGTGAAGTGCCTGGACGCGCAAGAGTCGCGTAGCGACAAGGTGATCGCACTCGGCGCCTCGGCCTACGTCGCCGGGCGCGTCGATCGGCGCGGCCGGTGGTGGCCCTCGCGCGTGACCGTGTTCAAGGACGGCATCTGCCAGCGCTTGTGGAACGCCCTCGAGGGGGATGCCTCCCGGTGGTCGGCGCGCTCGCTCGCCTGGGCCGTGCTCGTCCTCACCCACGAATCGGGGCACCTACGGGCAGCCCCCTGGTCGGGGTCCGAGGCCGAGACCGAGTGCTGGGCCGTACAGCACGTCCAGGCGGTCGGCCGGCGCCTCGGCATCGAGGCGCTCGAGCTCCTGCAATCCCTCGTCAACGAGCAACACCGGATGCTCCCGGGCGCCTACCAGCAACCGGGCTGCATCGTGCCCTCTCCCTGGAAAGGAGAACCATGAGCAAGCTCGCCTACACCGTGGCGGCAGTCAACGCCGTGCTCTCCGGTCTCGTGCTGCTCGGCGTATTCGATCTGAACGCCGACCAGCTCGCAGGCATCGGAGCCGCCGTCAACGCCGTCGCGCTCGCAGTCGCGGCCTGGCTCGATCCGAACGTGCCGCTGAAAGTGCCACTGAGCAAGTCCAAGTAGCTCCGGACACGAGGCCGAAGACTCGTGGACCGTCCAACATGCGAGTGCCACGGCGAGCCCATGCATCGTAACGGCGTGCATGCGGGGGCTCAGAGGTGGCGCTGCCGGATAGCCAACCGCGAGCGCGGACGGGAACAGCGCGGCGTCCCGTACAACCGCCACCTGCTAACCACGAGGCGGTGGAAGGCACTCCGGCGCATAGCGAAGCGTGGGGGTGAGGGCGATGGCACGCTATAGGGAGAAGGACGAGACCGACCTCGTCTGGAACCGCATCCGCCGGCAGATCACGCGCGACCTCGACACGGAGATCCAGAACCGGCGCGAGGAAGTCCTCAACATCCTCCTCTCGACGGCCTGGGACGACTACGTGAAGGCGATAGCCTCGGGCGAGCTGCGGGAGGTGGAGGCGAAGTACGCGGGCATGGTCGCCGCCATCGTCTCGGACATCGTTCCCGCGAAGGCGCTCGATGAAGTGGCGCACGGTTAGGCCGCTTCGCGGTCTCGTCTTCGACATCGAGAACAAGCCGGGCACCTACGGCCCGGGTGACTACACGCACCCGAAGCTGACCGCCCTCGGCTGTGTCTTCCTCGACCGCAAGCGGCCGAAGGGCTGGGCGTTCGGCCGGCTCGACGTCGCGGAGATGCGCAGGGCGGCGCTCGGCTTCTCGGAAGAGTGGGCACGCGCCGATTTCGTGGTAGGGCACAACGCCCGCCGCCACGACATACGCGTCCTCGACGGCTTCTACACCATGCTCGACCTGCCCCTCCTTCCCCGGCGCAGGCTCGTGGACACGTTCCGCGACCAGCCGAGGATGGAGGGGCTTTCGCGCTCTCTGGAGAACCTCGCCGACCGCTGGGGCTCGCCGGTCAAGAAGTTGCATCTCTCCGAGCACGATTGGGAGCGAGCCTGGGACGGGGCGCCGGAGGCGATCGCGCTCATGCGCCGGCGCGTGACCTCGGACGTCCAGATCAACGCCTGGCTCTACCGCGAGCTCGTCCGGCGCGGGCTGCTGCGCCTGTAGCTACTTGGCGACGCAGCCTACGTCGGGCTCGAGGTAACTGCCGGTCGCGCACGAGCTGTCGGCGCTGCCGAACAGCACAAGCTCGAGCACGGCAAGCGCCAGGATCACCGCTAGCCAGAACGCTTCAGAACGCAGGAGACGCATCTGTATCACACAATCTTGACCGCTCGGATCGGACGGGCTATGATACGCCCGCCTCAGAGAATCGAATCAGAGGAGGGGCGATCCGTGCCGTACGATACCACCGTAGTCACCCTGCTTCCTGCCCTCCGCGCTCTGCTCGTCGCCGTCGAGGACGTGATTCGAGCGCTCGAAGACGGTGCTCCAGATCGCGAACGTGGGTCCGGAGCTCTGCGGCTTCTTCGCGCCACGCGGGAAGCGGACGTGTGCGAACGGGCCCCTTGAAGTAATCGTCCGGGTAGCCGAGAACCGCGGCCAGGTGCTCGGCGTTCTCATCGGTGATCGCCTGGCCGTTGAGCCAGCGTGCCAACTGCCTGCGCTCGTTCTCGGGGCGGGTGCCCTTGCGCTCGGCGAGCAGGAACCCGCAGCGACGAATCGAGAGGCCGTGGGCATCGAGAGCGTCTCGCAGTAACTCGTCCTGGCGCATGTGAACCACTGTGGCAGGTAAGGCCGTTCGCCGAAAGTGGGACGACCGTTTCATCACAGGGGCGTCACAGTGTGACTTGACACACGCGACAACATGTGGCATGGTTCGTGTCACCATGCCGGCCACCACGCAGCGGAGGACCTTCAGCGAGAAGCTGAACGGAGAGTTGAAGTCGCGGGGCATGGGTGCCCGGACGCTGGCGAAGCTCCTCTCCGCGCGGCACGGGCAGACGGTCGAGAACCGGCGCCGCGCGATCATTCGCTGGCTGCAGGGGCACACACCGCTCGCCGAGAACCGGCACTTGGTGGAGGACGCGCTCGGCCTCGAGCGCGACTCGCTCAAGGGCGACGACGAGGACGAGGACTCGTCCATGCCGCGCACTCTCGAGGAGGCTCTTCTAGTCCTGGTTCGACGCGCCGTGGACGACGCGATCCTGGAGCGGAGCGTCTGATGCCCGCCGAGCGCATCGCCGCCTACCTTTGTTCCTTCGGCCCGGCCACCGCCGAGGAGATCGCACGCGGCATCCACGTCCGCACGAGCGAGGTGCGGCGCATCCTCGCCTCCGATCCGCGCTTCGTCCTAACGACGCAGGACGGCCGCTCGCCTCGAGCCAAGGTCTTCACCGTCCGCGACCGCGCGACGGCCAGGGACGGGTCGGGACGGGTCGTGACGCATACGGAGAAGGTGCTGCGCCTGCTGCGCGACGGTCGTGCCCACTCGCACCACGAGCTGTATGGGCTCGGCTGTGTCGCACATTCGCGTATCGCGGAGTTGCGTAGGCGCGGGCACACCATCCGCTGCTGGCGCGAGGGCGACCTCTACCTGTACCGATTAGAGGCGGCGGCGTGAGCGCCCCCAGGAACGCAGGCAAGCGCGGGAGCAAGCGCTTCTACTCCTGGCGGGGCGACAACTACTGGTCGGTGACGACGATCATCGACGGGGGCATCCCCAAGCGCGCGCTCATCCACTGGGCTGCGAACGAGGTCTCGCGGTACGTGTGCGACAACATCACGACCCTCGGTCCGCTCGTGCGCGAAGACCCCGAAGGCGCCTACGACCTCCTGAAGCGCTCCCCCTGGCGCAAGAAGGAGAAGGCCGCCGACGCCGGCACCGCCATCCACGAGGCCATCGAGGCGTACATCCTCGGCAAGCCGATGCCGCCCTGGTCGGAGGACGTTGCTCCCCGCCTGCGTCAGTTCGAGCGCTTCCTCACCGCCTACGCGCCCGAGTACCACCTGACCGAAGCATCCGTCTACAACAAGACGCAGCGCTACGCCGGCACGCTCGACGCGCTCGCCAGCATCGACGGGCGCAAGCTGGTCGTGGACGTGAAGTCGGGCAAGGGCGTGTACCCGGAGGTCGCCCTGCAGCTTTCGGCCTACCGGCACGCCGAGATCATCGGGATGCCGGACGGCTCCGAGGCTCCGATGCCCTCTACGGAGGGCGCGGTCTGCCTGCACCTGACGGACGAGGACTACACGCTCTACGAGGTCCGCGCGGACGAGGACGTGTTCAAGGCGTTCCTGCATGTGCGCGAGGTGTTCCGGTTCGTGGAGCAGACGGGGAAGGACGTCATCGGCGAGCCTGTGGCGTTTCCGGCGGTGGCGGCGTGAGCGCCGCGACCCGCAGCGGCCGGCTCGTCGGCATCCAGCGCCGCATGATGGAACTCGGGCGCATCCGCATGGGCGACAAGCGCGGGGCGAAGGGCTCGCAGCGCAAGCTCTCGTGCTTCCGGCTGACCTCGGCCTCGCGGGCGCTGCTCGAGGCGGCGGCTGCCGAGTACGGCGGCCAGGTGCGGGTCTGGGACAACGCGCCCGACGAGGGCTACTACGAGCTGTACACCGAGACGAGCGAGTTGGAGATCCTGCTCCCGCCGACCTTCGCTGACGCCGACGGCTCCCCGACAGTCCCCTACTCGCAGTTCTACGAGCGCTGGACGCGCGGGGGCTGCGAGCGGCGCTGCGACGGGGAGACGGAGCTGCTCTCCGGCAAGGCGTGTATCTGCGGAGACGAGCGGGGCACCGACCCCGAGCGTTTCTGCCGGATCACGACTCGCCTCTCAGTGATGCTCCCGCGCGTTCCGGGGCTCGGCGTGTGGAAGCTCGAGACGCACGGCTACAACGCCGCCGCCATGCTCCCGGCCACGCTCGAGGTCCTGCTGCTGGCCGCGGCCGAGCACAAGTTCATCCCCGGCATCCTGCGACTCGAGCCCAAGTCTTCGCGGAAGGGCGGCAAGACCTTCCGCTACGTCGTTCCCGTAATCGACCTTCCCTCCCTCAAGATCGGAGAGGTCCTCGCAGGCGGCGGCATAGTGGCCCTGAACGCCCCCGGTGCGCCTCTCCCCCGCCCGGAACTGCCGTCGGGCGAGGACCCCTCCGACCCCGAGGAGTTCGCCGATCTGGCCGACCCGCCGCTGGGCGAGGCGCCCGAGCTCGGCGAGGTCGTAGAGCCGGGCGAGGACATGGTGTCCGAGGAGACCTCGGAACAACCCGACCTCCTGGGTGGTGAAACATCCTCGCCCGAGATTGACACGCTCTGGCGCGAGCTGAGCGACACGCTCATCGCACTCGGCGCCGAGCAGAACATGGAGCAGGTCAACGCGAAGGCCGCCATCGGCGACCGCGCGTGGCTCCGGCGGAACCTCGCGACGGCGAAGGCAGCGCTGGAGCAGAAGCGTCGAGCGGAGGGTCCAGCGGGCGACCACGGCACGCCCCACGAGGAGTCGGACGAGCCCGATGGCCCCGACTCCCCCTCCGCCGGCGGACAGGAATCCTTCTTCGAGGCGCGCGCCAAGAAGGCGCAGGCGCGGAAGGTGCGCTCGTGACTCCGAACGGCCACGGGCTGATCCTCGGCTATGCGAGGGATGTGCGCTCCGACGAGCGGATCGTGCTGCGCTGCGCGAAGTGTCCCGGCTGGTCGAAGGCGACGACGATGGGCAGGTGCGCGGAGGACTTCGCGCGGCACGTCGCAGGCGGGCGCCACGCCGGACGCATGAAGCGGCGCCCGCGCTCCTCTCGACTCCTTCAAGCAAGCGACGGGAGGTGGCGGCTGTGACCTTCACGACCAAGGACATCACCGAGGCGTTCGCGCTCCTGCGCGACTTGTGCGATCCGCGCGGACACGACCTCCTCGAAGTGCTGGAGGCGGTGGTGCTCACCGAGCGCGCCAGCCTGAACCTGCTCTCGCGCACGATGGACGAGTTCCTCGACGTGCACACCGTGAGCGCGATCAGCGACTACTCGCGGAAGGTCTGATGGACGCGCTCGAACGCATCGAGGAGCACCGGGAGCGCATCGCGGGCCTGGAGTACGAGCTCGCCTGCCGCGACGAGGACGCCTACGAGCCCGAGGACCCCAAGCATCCGACCTACGCCGATCGGCTCGCCGGGGTGTGGGACGAGCGCGACAAGACGGAGCGGCTTCCGTGAGCTGTCTCTGCGCGAAGCACGCCTGGAACCCTCGCTGCCCCCGGCACGGGAAGGGCGGGAAGTGAAGAAGGTGCTCGCCGCCGTTCTGGCTACCTCGCTCGCTCTCTTCGGGGCAGGGCTGGCGCTCGTGTGGCGGGCCGTCACCTGGAGGCCCAGATGAAGCGGACGCTCTCCCGGCGCCGCATCGCGGTCAACATCATCGCCGGAGTCGCATTCGCGATCACGGTCATCCTCGCTTGCGCTCTCGCCCCTGACGCGCCGGTCGCAGGGATTCTGCGATGACCGCCGTCGCCAGCCTGATAGCGTGCGATCCCCTGAGAGACGTTCGCGGATCGACCGCACGGGCCGCGAGCGAGGTAGCCACTTGGCTCGACGCGCTCGAACACGCACATAAGGCTCCTCGCACCGTCTATCAGTACGGCCTCACGGCGCTCGACCTGCTCGAGCAGTACCCCGACGTGGCCTTCGCCGAGTTCACCGACGCGCACGTCCTGAACCTCCTGCGGCGCTACCCGCGCAAGGGCCGGCCGACGCGGGAGGCGCACCTAGCCAAGCTCTTTCGCTGGGGCAAGCTCACCCGCCGCATCCCCGAGAACCCCTTCGACTACATCGAGCGCTCGCGGGTGGCCCGACCGAAACTGCCAGAGGTCTTCTCCGAGGCCGACGAGGCGGCACTCTGCGGCCTGCCCTCGCCCGACGGCGAACTCGTGACGCTCATGTTCCAGACGGGGCTCCGCAAGGAGGAGTGCTGTCTGCTGCAGCGCCGGCACGTCAACCTGAAGCACGGGGAGCTCGCGGTCATGCAGGCCAAGGGCGACAAGTCGCGGATCGTTCCGCTGACGCCGAAGGCCGCCGCTGCGATCGCGGACCTCGACTTGCTCGAGCGCCTCGGACCCGACGACTTCCTCTGGTACTCGAAGCCCGGCGGCTCGCGCAACTACCGGATGCACGCCCGGCCGCTGGCGTCAACCTCGTTCGCTCGCTGGTGGTCGCGCTGCATCGAAGCTGCCGGCGTCGAGCACCGCAAGCCGCACATGACCCGGCACACCCGCGCGACCCGGATGCGGCGCATGGGCTACGACTTGGACGAGATCCAGCTCTGGCTCGGCCACGAGTCGATCGAGACGACGCGCAACCTGTACGTCCACACCGACATCTACGACGTTGCCCGCCGGATGCGGGAACTGGAAGGCGCCGAGGCCTGATTTATCACGGTGCCGAACCCATCTCCAGATCCGGTGAGCTTGGCTCAACTACGCCGTTTCCGGCAAACTCCGGAATCCAAAACGCCTTTCGTCCCACCGGGGCGTTTCCTTTCTGAATCACCGCTCGGCTTCTTCTCGCCGCCGGCGCCAACGCCACCGCCTGCGTCGCCGCCCACGCCCGCGCCTCCGCCACCGCCTACGCCCTCGCCCCCACGAAAGGAGATCGCACATGTCACTGATCCGCCACGGAGACGTGATCCTCGTTCCCGTCGAGGTCGTGCCCGAAGATGTCAAGAAGGTACGCCGTCGTCGCGGCCGGCTGATCCTGGCCGAGGGCGAGGTCACCGGCCACGCGCACGTCATCGAGGCCGAGGAGGCCGCGCTCGTGTCG